CGCCTCCACGATACATTGCATCCTCTAATGAGGTTAACTTTGCTTCTAATTCATTGAGTTGCTCAATCAACTCTTGCATTGGTGTTTTCATTTCTCTTTAGTGTTAAAGTATTCTACAATTAATTCAATCGCCATTCCTAAATCTTTAGGCTCTGCCATCTCTAAAGTATCATCACCTCTGCGCCACTTGTTGTGATTCTCAAGTATTGTTACTGCTTCTTGTAGTGTCATTTTCGTTTGATTTTAATTACATAATTTATGTAGCGTGGTATATGTGAATAGTCATACTTGTGGTAGGTGATGTATGAGTTGATTATTTCAACATCGTTTTCATTTACCCAATCTATAAACTCACTATGCTTCTTCATTCCATCAGTTCCATTATAGAAAGATAACTCTCTAATCTCTGATTTGGTGAAGAATCGTTTTAGCCACTTCATTTCTCTTTGGTTTAAAGGTTGGGTACTGCAAACCAAAAATGGACGGGGTAAATACCAAATTCATTCTCTCGTACTTCCCATTGCTTTGTTGGTATATCGTAAATACCAATTCCCGTCACCCAAGTATCATTAAATTGATTCCACATTTTTACAACGCACTCAAAGGTGTTTGTCGGTAGTTCATTTTTTACATCTTTCCACATAATTTATTTCTCTTTTGTTTTAAAGGTTAATAATGCCAATAATCTGTTATACTGGCAAAAGTTAGTTTTATATGCTTAAACGCTCATTATTGGTGCAAATAAGCACCATTCAATCTGTTTAAATAAACATTATTGCATATCGCAATACACGATATTACCCTTACTTTGTACATCAGAGCGTACAATTTTACCCTTATTTTGTGACAATTTAAGGTTCATCGTTGTGAGGATTTGCAATTCGCGAATTAAGAATCTTGTCTCTTTAGCCATCTTACATACATCTTCGCTGCAATAGCATCACGCTGTTTTTTGTAGCAGTACTTTTGATTTAGTCTTGCCTTCGCTATGCGAAGGAATTGTTCCATTTGTTTCATAGTAGGTTTTTTAATCTTAAACATTCAGCATTAAGTCGCTCATTTCTTTCACATTGATCTTTAAAGCCTTTTCGGAGTGTTTTGTTCTCATACCGGAGAGTTTCTAGCTCCGAAGTATATTTAGTCTCTAATCGCTTTATTTTGTTCTCATAGATTTCCGTATAGCTGGAAATCATATTTCGATCCGGAATGCGCAGCTTTTCCTTTTCAAGAATGTCTTGTACAATATCATCGTGTTGCTCCGATGTCTTAGACAGCAATTCACTAAAGTAACGATACGCGTCCGTATATCTTGGTTCTTTTAGTAGATTCCAATTATGGTTCTTTCTTGCGTGTATTACCGTGGCGTGATCTCGATTGACTATATTACCAATAGACTTCTGAGATAGCGTGGTGTTGTCCATACAAGCAACAAAGAAAGCGTGGCGGTATATTACGTTCATCCTTTCACGTGTTGGTTTAATGTCATACTCAGCTACGGCATTATCCCATATATTCTGAATTGATATTTGATATTCGATTGCAATCATAATAGTCTGTTATGTATTTTCTTGAGCCATTCCTTCTTGCTGGGCACATCTCCATACTTCACGTGGCACGATCTGCAAACAGCCATTAGGTTCTCAATCGTATCTGCACTTTTTGAGCCACCCATACCTCGTGCCTCGATATGGTGTATATCCACAGCCTTAGAACCACATACCTCACAAGGTATGAAGTCCTCAATACCATAGTTGAAGTAATCCATATATATTTTGGTGTGCTTTTTCACTTGATAATAAAATTTCCGCACATAATACTGGCGGTATTATGCTTCGTTCATAATTTCCTTTGAGACCTTGCGTACCGGTTTTTGAACCTCTTGGTGCTGAAACGTGACAAGGGCTTCCGTTCTTGCACATCTTCCTTGGTCTCCATAGCGCATTGTTTGTCCATATATCCGTTGGCTTCATCCTTGTATCTCCGTATTGACAATAAGTTACAGTTCTTCTAATTGGATAGTATTCCATAAAAGGCATCTTACGCATCATACCACGTGGGTTTTCAACGTAGTAATACAAGTCTGGGTTTAGCTTGAGAAAGTATTCAATTATTTGCTCAAGCCGAGCCATCATCTTATCACTTTTTTTAGCAAATTCTGAGGTTGCAACACCATTTTTTCTATGGTGGCTTATAGCAGCTATTGAATAGCTGGTACAAGGTGGTGAAGCCCATATCACATCAGGCACAAAAGGTACTTTAGATTCGTCAAATTCTAAAATATCCACAACATAATCAATACCCTCAAAAGAATTTATATCGGAAGAATATACATCATAGCCTAATGCATTGGCAACTTTACCTATGCTTCTTGAACCGGCAAAAAGTTCTAATACCTTCATCGTGTTAGTAGTGTGTCGGTAGGCGTAGCGACTCGATGCTTGTCGCCAATGTAATAATTCCAATAAGCCTGAACGCTGCAGTCAGCCTTGTATTGATCGGGCATACATTGAGGTGGTTGAGTAAATGGTTTATCACGTCGAATCTCAGGTGGTAAATCCATTAAGGGTTCTTCGCATTTGAGGATTGTTAGGTGAGTACGTCCATAGCGACGTTCGTACTCCTCGCCAAGCTCCATCATATGATCGTAAACCCAAGCATAGTGCAAGGCGTTACTTCTTGTCCAAACAGCAGATGGGTGATTTTTGTGTGTAGCCTTGTAGGGTACGTCATCGTTGCCCAGCTCTCGGTGAGCTGTACATAATAGCTGTGCGGATTCGAGAATCATCTTCACAACGTGTTTGTTGTACATCATACGAGCTGCCTTCTTAGGGCAGCGGTCTAAGTAAAATATGTTCATAATAGAAAAGTTGGTTATATTTCATCTATAATAAAAAAAAGTATTGACTTACAATGTCATTTGCTCGTTTTTTCCTCGCAGATCCTTTACAAGATCTCGTCCCGCTATTGTAAACCCAACGTTCCCTGTAAGGCTTCTAAGTACAATAGGTTCTTGCATTGGAGTAGGTCGGCCACCTGTCTCCATTTCTTTTACCTTGCGAACGTGCAAGTGCGAGTACATCCAATCCGTTGGGTGCTGCGAGTATCTATGGATCACCATAAAATCCGAAGCACGGTTTACCCACTTACCGCCACCCTCAGAGTCCGCAGCCATAGGCGGTGCAGGAAAGCCCTCGTATAGCTGTCCTTTCTTATTGCTTGTTCGTAGTGCTGTGGTAACAGCGTGAGTATTCAGCCATATACTTACGTTGTTTTTAGAGCAAAACATACGCATCATAGTTGAGGCAAGGTAATCGTAGTCGTGGCCGGTAAGCCCTGATAGGGCATCCTTATCCTTTGCTAGGGAGTTGTACGGATCTATGAGGAAGCCTTGATAGGGAGACTCATCGTAGATCTCTTGTGCACGATCTAACAGCGTTTTGTAGGTCAGCAGTTCACTAATGTCCATAATGGTAAAGAATTGCTGAAGGTATAGTAGGCTGGTTTCAAATTTAGCCATAGACATCCTTTCAAGCACTTCACCGTTGTAGTACTCAAGCAGCTTTTTCATAATGCTGTACGGCTCATTCTCGCTTGAGTATATCAACCATTTGATGCCGTGCTTTAATGAAAGCACCAACATAAGGTAGATAGTCAAGCTTGTCTTACCCACGTTAGCGTGGCCAAGTATTATGTTAAAGTTTTTAGGTTTAAAGCGCAGGAATTGGTCTATTGCTTCGTGGCCAAACTTGTAGCCTTCTTTGACTCGTCCTTCTCGGACAGCTAATAAATCTTCGTGTAGTTTGCTATAATCAATCGTATTCTTCATCGTCGTTCCCAAGATCTAGTCGGAGCAGCATCATTTCATACTGCTGCCTTAATTCAGTATATTCTAATTGCAATCGGAAGTAATCACCTGCAAGTTCCTTGTAGGCCATATCTTTTCGCCAAAGCTGTTCTTTCAAAAAAATATCCATTTCTTCCATAGTCAAGTATAAAAAAAAAGGTCGGGTTATCAGCCCGACCTATTGTTTTTTTTTTTAGAAGGGGAGATCATCTGCTTCCTCCCTCACTGAAGCCGGAGCTGGTTCAGGCGTTGCCTGTTGAATGCTTGGCTGAATGTTCACCCAATCATTGAAGATCTCCGCTACTTGAAGTACTTGATTAGCTTTTAGGTTCATACCGCTTGTGAACTCTACGGCTGCTTTTAAAGCCACCTGACGGACGATAAGTTTGTCTTTGGAAGAACTCCCCGATTTGGGTGCGTTATAGCCACCTGAACCTCCTGAGTAGTTTCCATTAGGATTTACACGCTTGAAACGAGACTTCTCCACGTCATAGGTGTAGTTGAACTCCTCACCGGCTTTCGGCTCCCAAGTCTTAGTAAATACTGAACCGCTTTGACCGTTGTCAAGCGATAGCTTGTAAATGTTGAAGTCGTTCCACTTCGATTCGAACATTACGTCCTTGATAGTTGCTGTTTTCATATAGTTTTAATTAAAGTTCAAAGTATCTTGATTCTACATAATCGGCTTCTTCCTTGAAGCCTTGGTCGGTAAGAAGATGCCATACTGCTAAAGCATCTGTGTCATTGATCATAATATCTATTTGAGTAGGTGTTAGTATCATAGCTCCTTCTTGTTGAGATCCTTAATGTAGTAATCAATGGAGTTCTGAACAAACTCTGGAGTCCAATTAGAATTTACCTCAACGTGTCGGTAGATCCAATTACGAGTGTGCTTCAGTTCAGTTTCTAAGGCTTCGATACGAGCCTCATAGAGTTCAATTAGTTCGTTTTTCATATTACTTTTAGTTGGTTATACAAAGCAATTATAAAAAAAACTTCGCAATAAAGCAAAAAAAAAGATAACCCCACCGAAGTGGGGCTATCCAACCAACTAATCTACAAAGGGAACTAACGTAGATATATTTTAACTATTGCAGTATCTTTTGTAATCGAGCTATCAAACGTGAGTTTAATCTCTCCAATATATTTAGGGGAATCGTTAGCGAGAAATCCAAGATCAACCAAGCTATCACAAGTAAACTTTGAAACCATAATGCTATTATCGAGATCATAACGATAGTTGCAGCGGATATGGACTTTCGCAGCTCTGTAAGAAACAACATCATAGCGGTTAAGTTCGTTTTCAATTTCTTGCTTCCATTTATCCTTCTGCTGTTTTCTATAACTCCAATGGCGGCTGGAGTAAAAGGCGTTAAGAGAAGGTACTTTACCGAGGGTAATTTCAATTTCATCAGTCCATTGCATCTAACAAACGTTCACTTTTCTCAATATCGTACTTACCGATAAGCGTATAAATGTGTCTACTTATACTTCTTATGCTTTCTTTTTGCTCGGCTGTTGCCGAAACATCGTTGAAGTTAGCGTGAATTGAAGTATCTATTGCTAAGAGTGTGTCTACTATTCCCATTTAGTTTAGTTTATATAGCTTTCTAAAGAAAGCTATTAAACTTATTATAGTTAATATAACTAATATAAGCTTAACTAAGTCAAAGGTAGAGTATTTTTCTTGATATACAACCTTAGGTACTAAAATTTCCTTTTCAATGCGTATCGTGTCTGGAGGACACGTGGTTTGGATCGTAAAAGTGTCTCTAACCACTTTTATTTGCGTTCTAACGCCTTTATTTACAAAAACCATAGAGGTGTCCCCCTTGACTACAAAAGTATCTCTAACGGTCTTTATTTCGGTAATGATTACCGTATCTAGTTTTATTGCTTCCTTTTGGACAATACTTGGATCTTTTGCAATCGCACGTTTCAGGTGATATTGCGCACCACAAGACGTCAGCATTAATGCTCCAATTACGACTTTTAACTTCCACAAGCTTCGCATTCCTCAGGGTTTTCTAAATTACAAGTGGGCTGATCCTTTTCTTCCAGCTCCTTTACAAAGTCCTCAAAGTTTGTGTCGCTCATTATTTTTGTTTATTTTCTTTGTACATTAAATACCAACGCTGGGCTGTATATCCAATAGTGATTATTAATAGGGCAATCTTCAACGCCATCTCAATTTGAGCAAACGAGATAGCAAAAGTACTCGCATTTAGCAAAAATACCTTTATATCTGTCTCGTTCATTTTTTAGCAAACTTTTCAAGACCTGCAATACCAAAGCTTCCGAGAGTTACGATCAAAAAGCTGTTATATACAAAATCGTTAATAGGCAGATGATTGTTGAAAAATCCAGTAATTACGTCAATTACCATAACAACAACCATAATAGCAAACGATAAAAAACCGATCACGGTTTTCTCGTTGTAGTCGTTCGTGTTTTTAAAGATCTCTGTAAACTTTTTCATCCTATCAAATGTTTAAACTTCTCAGCAACCACAAAGCAAGGACACGCTTTAGCTGCAAATTCGTTATGTCCGTGCAATTTCGCATCAGGGTACTCAGCAATTAACCCTCTCAATAAGTTTTCCATTGACTCTAACTGCTTTCCGTGTAGTGTGTCCTTCGGAGTCTTTCCGTCAGACTCTACACCACCGATATAACAGCAGCCGATGCTATTGCTATTCAACCCTTTTGTATGCGCTCCGCTACGCTCTATTGGTCTACCAATACCGATAGTACCATCCAACTCAATCACATAATGATAGCCGATGTCTGACCAGCCTCTCTTGAGATGCCAGTCTCTGATCGTATCAGTCTTAATATCTTGCCCCTCACGAGTGGCTGCACAATGCACTATAATTTTATCTATCTTTCTCATTCTTCCGGTGTCAAGTAAATAGTACCTAAACCTTGCGCCCATATATTACCATCACAACAGGATCTGCTGTAAGTGTTTTTATGCTTACAGTAACAAGCTCTACGCCCTCCCCTTGGGGAGGTGCGAGAAGGTATAAAGTTTTTATCTTCCTCGTTCATTATATCAGATCTTCTTCAGGCTCTGGGAAGTATTCAGGATGCAATGTCTTACAAGCCTCTGTCCACTCACGAATAGCAGAACTGCTTCCGAAAGTATGAACACCCATAGGCGCACACCATACCATAGCAGAGTCCCAAGATTCTACAGGCTCACCATCCCATAGCACATCAATATGGTAGGTAGAAGATAGTACAGGTGCAGTGAGTTCGTTTCCTTCCTCATCGTATGTACCTTCGGTTTCTACCAAGTGTCCAAGATGTACGATAGCGTGGCTATGTGTTGGGTTACCTTCCTCATCTACGCCTAAAGCGTTAATCTTTGTAGTGGCTGCTCCTTTAGAGCCAAAAGAGTATTTTCTAAATGTTTTCATATTAGATTGTTGTTAGTGCTGCTAATTCTTCGTTTGATAGTCGTGTCTTGAATAGGAGGGCTTGTTTGTATTGATTTGCTTCACTATATCCAACTGCCGTATAGTTGTTAAATATGATTTTAGACATTGTTGAAGGCAAAGCACCACTTGTATCAACACCTTGTTGCACTCCATTTATATATAGAACAAAATCGTTTTCCTTGTAAGCAAATGCAATTTTCAAAGTATCTCCTGAAGAATACAATGTAGTGCTTTGGATATTGGCTTGAATAGAACCATTCCAAACGAACGCTTGTACCTTTCTTGTTGCTAACGCCACTAACTCTATAAACTGATTAAATATGCTATTTAACAACAAAATGCGTCCATTTCTTGTGTTAAAAGTGACTTTCGCCTCAACGAACATTGTTCCCTCTGTTTGACCAATAAGGTCGCTAACACTTGCCTTTTCACAAAAATCCTCGTTACGAGTCACACTACTCCCATAGGTAGGGATGTAGGATGTTGCGTAGGATGCATCGCCTGTTGCTGATTCAAGTTGCCAACCCCAAGTCTCAATACTTGTGGTGTCGCTTCCATTGGCTCGGTCAATATCAATCTCTATATTTCCTTCAGTATTATCTGCTTCAAAAGAGAATCCAATGCGCCACCATCCGTTGCCGTAGTCTTTAAGAATCTCATTTGTTCTTGTACCTGCGCCATACAATGCAGATTTAGTTAAAGAACTACCATTCCATTCATAACCAAGTCTAAATAATGTGCCTCCACTCCCAAGTCTACACGCTATTGTAGTTATTCCATCTACATCTATGTTTTTTACAAATGCTGATACAGAATAACTTGTGCCGCTAACAAGAACTGCATTGTAGTTGTCAATAGGAAGTATCCTATCGTTTGCATTAACCCCTTGTTTTTGAACCTTTAAAGAATTTTGAACTCCTTCTGGAGAGATTCCATAATTTTTTGTTAATGTAGATTGTTGAATATCTTCGGGTACACCCTCACTAATAGGCACAAGATTCGTTCTCTGTGGCTCTAACAAGAGTGCAGGACACGAACTATCCGTATAGTCCAATCTTGGTACATTATCAGTAATACCTCCCTCTACGGCAGTAGTAGTCGTTTCTATGTAGTCTCTTGCTACAAGTCCCTGCTCAAGTTGGGCATCTTGGATGTAGATAGAACCGCTTCCTGCATTTGAGTTTTGATTGTTACTCAAATACATATAGAGTTGAGTGTTAGTTTGGTTAAATGTAATAGCACATCTATACCATCCATCACCTTTGTCCTCTATAGTAGCATCAATAAGGTTTTGAGTAACCTCTACACTTCCTGCGTTAAGGTCAAAATATCCAAAGCAGTTAGATGAACCAAAAGCATACAAACGAAGCCCATTATTGGTATTTCCCTTTGCATATACGGAATATGTTTGAACACCTCCATTTGTGTTACTACAACTAACAATAGCAGGATTTGTTACATAATTGAATAACCAAGCATCGCTGCTTCCATCATAACCTGTTTGTCCACCTGTTAGACCATCACCACTTCCCCAAGGAGAAGTATCAAAGTTATTACTCTGCTTCAACAGGTTTTGAGTCTCCTTCTCTATAAACCCATCTGCATTAACTCTCGTAGCAGCAGACGATCTCGTGAAAGTAAAATCACCATCACCACTAACAGGCTTCTGCGAGTAGACCTTTCCTGTTTTAGTTCCGCTTGGTATAAGTACCAAACTTGATTTGTCGTATATACTTGCCATTATTTTATTTTTTCAATTCTTGACAATTCGTACTTGTTTGCACAATGTCCGTTAATCATACTTCTAACATAGCTTGGTGTTATACCTAATTCTTTTGCTGCTTCCAATGTGCTTTTATATGTCGTGTCATTCAAGTTGCAGTAAACACTATATTTAATCTTACCTCTTGTAAGGCTCTCACAAGCCTCTTTAGAGCGTTTCTTGCCTGTAAGCGACTTACGCATCTTCTCAATGCCTTCAGCACCCATATGACCTCCCATAGAAGCATTCTTTAGGTTGTAAGACATTGGGTCGTTTGCTGCATCCAACTCTTCAAGAATAAACTCCTCAAGCTCTCTATAATCTACACCATTATACACAATCTCTCTTGAGAACATCTCTGGTCTTTTAGAGTAGGCTCTGCTAAAATGGATACCGCTACCTACATACTCATCATTAGGAGAACCCTTGTGGCTTCCTATGTAGTACATTTGGTTAGAGGAGTCAATCCATTTATATACGAATCCTAAACTCATCTTATAAAGTTGTTAAGGCGATACATTCGCTATCAGTTAATGCCGTTGGGAATATTAACAATTGCTTCCAATTAACTCTTGTAGGGTTGTTGTCTAATTTAAAATTTCCAAAAGTGTTCCAATCAGAACTCGCCACCCAAGAGCCTCTTTTAACTCCATCAGTAAAAACATTAATGTTAGTTCCATCAAAAGATAGAGCAACTTTAATTCTTGTTCCGCTTATTCCGTGATAATAAGGATAAACAAACCCATTTATTGTCTCAATAATCATAGTACTTCCATATGATTGATATAAAGCAACACCAACTGCATTCCGTTGAACAACCCAAGTTGTTGGGTCAAGAGTAAATTCACCTAATTCATAAAACAAGGTATATCCTGTTGTAACACCAAGAGATGAAACATTAATATTACTTGCATTATCAAAAGACCTCGTTACACTTGAACCATATGTTGGTATATATGAGGTAGGGTAAGAGCCTTCTTCAAGTTGTGCTCCATAAACAAATAAATCACCTGCTGCTGATGTTGAGCCTCCATAGCCTCCTGTTGCACTATCACTTATATATAAGTATATAGTAGAACCAAAAGCATTAGTTGAATCAAAATTAGCAACACAACGATACCAACCATTGCCGTAATCTTCTATATCACTTGTTGTTTTAGTTCCTGTTGAACCAACAACACCTGTTGAAATATCAAATCTTGCATAGCCCTGCAAATCACCACTATGAACTAATTGAACCGCAGTTATATCATCACTTTTAACAAAGAAAGAATAAGACCTTGCAACTGAAGTAAAAGGCATTGAACCTAATGCAATTCTTTTTTGTGCACTACCGCTTGGCAATGTTAGTTTAGCAGCATTTGAAACACCCTCTGGAGAAGTTGCATCATTATCAGTTATTGTCAATCCACTTGGTGTCCACGCCCCAATGTATTCTGATTGAGTAATTACATTTGTGCGTTGAGGCTCAAGTAAAAGAGAAGGACACGAAGCACCACCCGAATAGTCAAGGCGAGGCATATCCTCCAAGATACCTGACTGCGCTGCGCTTGTCCCTGTTTCAATGTAATCAGTAGCTACCAAGCCTTGCTCTAATTGAGCGTCTTGGATGTAGATGTTTCCGCTTGTTGCAGTTAAGTCATTATCTGCTTGTGCTGGATATATTCTTACCGCAGTTGTAGAAGAATGATTAAAAGAAATGTCAATTCGGTAATATCCATTGCTAATTAATTCTATATTAGTATCAATCGTTCCAGATGTAATTCCAACTAAACCATTCACTAAATCAAAGTAGGCGAAGGATGTGGAACTGCCAGAGGCATATAACCTCACCCAATCTAATGTACCTGCTTTTGCGTAAACACTAAATGCTTGAACGCCACTCGTGGAAATACTTTGAAAAATCCAGCCTCCAGCAGCAGTTAAATCAATTTTCCAAGCATCTGTACCACCGCTTTTATCCGTTTGCCCACCAGTTTCCGTAGTAGATGCATTACCCCAAGTCGTATCAAACTGATTTGATTGCAGCAAGAGATTCTCTCTACCCTTCTCAATTAAGCCATTAACATCTACCCTCGTAGCAGCAAGATTTGAACCCCTACTAAAAGTAAAATCTCCACTACCATCAGTAGGTCTAATACT